CCCAGGAGATTGCGAAGGTGGCCTGCCGAGTTTCGAGCAGCATTGCGCGGCTGAGTGCAATGCATTATTGGCTGACTGTCGGCAAGCCATCGAATCCCTCGGCCTGAAGGTGAAGTCATGATCACAATAGACGGCAACGAGCTGAAAGAGCGTGATCTGATCCGTAGCGCAATTCGAAGCCTGAGAGGACCGAGCAAGTATCGCAGCAAGTACGGCATCGAGCGCTGGATTCTGGTGAAAGACCTGTTCGGCGTTGGTAGTACCGTGGCTCGCGGTCTGTGTCGAGAATTCGGTTTTGATCCTGATGAGTCGTTGCGGTCATGAAAATCTACGACCTCTTCTTCACCGACGGCAAACAATGCCGCCACATCGTCCCGCAACCCCAAGACACCGAAGAGGAAGAGCTGCGCATCACTCAGGCGATCTTCTGTGGTCGCCTTGAGTCGATGGTGCGGATCATCGCGCCGCCTCCGGATAGACTGCCATGGGAGCAGCAGCGCAAAGGACTATGGACTCTCGGCCTATTCATCCTGAAACGCCTTAACGCCGATGAATTCCAATGCTCCTGGCCAGGCGGCGAGGTCGTCGGCGACAAGGATGAAATTTCCGCTACCGTTCGGCTACATTGGGCTGAAGGTTGTTGACATAGTTATTATGCGGTTCTATAGTCAGCACAACAGAAACGAACAACGGAGCAGGACGAGATGATCACCATTCACAAACACGCGGTATTCCTTGGCGACACTTTCACCATCAGCTTGCCGGAAGGCGCTACCTTCTTGTCCCTGCAAATGCAGCACGGTAAACCGCAGATGTGGTTCAAGGTTGACGACTCTCGCCCGATGCGTCGGCAGGTTTTCGGGATATGCGGAACAGGTAACGAAATCCCGCCGCAGGTTTCAGCTGCGCCATTTCTCGGAACTTTCCAAATGGATGATGGAGCTTTGGTTATCCACGTCTTCGGCGGCATATACGCCTAACCAACCCCGCCCACCTCAAGCCCCTTAACTGGGGCTTTGCCAGTACCACCGACAGGAGCAATAAAAATGAACAACGACAAATTCAGCGACGGCAGACGATTGATGGTTCAGCCGACCACCAGTCAGCCGACCACCATAGCCCAGCAAGCCCTTGAATCCCGTGACGCCTATGAATTCTCAGTTATGTATGCGGCCTACAAAGGCATGCCGTCGCCGATGATAAAGGTGTTCCATTTCGAAGACGGCAGCTATCTATCCTTCAATGTGACCTACACGCCTGCCGAAGCGGGAAGGACATTTCCATGCGCGCCAACAAATGGGATCTGATCATCAGCCTGGTCGCAATCGTCGTAATCGTTATCTTGGCGGGGATTAACCAATGATGCCGCGCAAGTTTACTGATGAGGTTATCGATCAAGCTGAATCAATGCGGGCAAAAGGCATGCGCTGGATTGTCATCGAGGCATGCCTTGGCGAAGGCATCAAGCAAGCCTGTTATTACCGCAAGACCAAGGGCTATGTCGGCAGCTACAACGAAGATCTCGAAAGCCTGAATGCGGTCATGGCCTGGAATGGTGAAGGCGATAAGCAGAGCTTTGTCGATGGCTGGAAGTTGCGCGCCAAGCGTGAGCGGTCTTTCTCATGAAGCCAGCAAATCGATTCTTCGGTAGCTCGCCACCAGATCCTGGCGACCGGTCACCGCTACACAAATGCGTCTGCCAGCGCCTGAACACGCTGAAGGACTATCGCGATAACCGAGGGAAGTGCCCTAAGTGTGGCGCCCTATATGTTGAGGAGGATTGAGTTATGAGTTTGTTTCAGTGTGAAGAGTGTGGCGCATGCGACAACACGGCTACAAGTGGCTACTGGTTCCGCAACGACAAAGGTAATCCATGCAATGGCCGAAAGCTATGCGCGGTCTGCGATCCGAGCATTGGAAAATGGCACAACGTTTTCCCGCGCCGCCTATTGCCAAAAGGACAGTTCCATACCAATCAACAAGGCAATCTTGAGCATACGGAAAGCGGCGAGACAGATTTTAGGAAATTCGAAATTGCATCGCCCCAATCCGGCGCCTGATCGCAATCTAACGAAGGGGTAGCACAAAATGAGTGAGCCAGATGAAATATCTGAATCAGACTACGAATGCCATGGATGTGGCCAGCAGTTCGGCGGTCCATGGTCCTTGGATGTTCACACCTATCGCTGTCAGAAGGCACTTCGCCTTGAAGGGGATGATGTCGATATGCAGGACAAGGATGATCCTTGGTCCGGAGACGACATGATGGGTTCTTCCGGATGACCTGGCCATACTACCTAATCGCCTTCTGGCCGCTGATCGGCATCATCACTGTATTCGCTCTGTGCAGGGCTATTCATAAATCCAAGCGCGGCGATGGAATTTTTATCGCATAAGTAACTGCCTGTTTCATAACGGAATATCGGAGGAATTATGAGTGATGTGAAGACTGATTTAGTGGTGGCAACCGTTCAGGTTGATGATGTCCAGCGTTATTTGTGCTGGCATCCAGACAAGCCTGCCTTTAATTATGAAATCGGGGCTGAGGTTGTTCTGCTTTCTGAGTTAGAGCGCGTCCAGAAAATCAGCGATAACTACTACGCAATTTGTGTAGATAGGGCGCAAGAGCTGGCTGCGCTGCGGGAAGAGCTGGCCAAGCTCGGTGACGACTACTGCAAGCGCATGGACGAGTTGACAGCCGCCGAGCAGCGGAATGCGGAGCTCGTCGAGTTGCTTGAGCATGCGTATGGCGCAATCGACGAAAACGACGGTTGGAGACAACTTTGCCAAAGAATACTGGCCGTAATACAGCCTGACAGTATTGGATTGATCAAACCCACCGAATCGGGAGCAAGCGAATGAGCGGGAAAATTGAGATTTCTCGGGAGACACTGGAAAACAGTCTTAAGGACGGAAGTTCTGATCCTGCTGTCTACGCTTCATACAGAAAAGCTGTGGCCGATATCCGCGCCCTGCTTGCCGCGCCAGTCGTCGAGCGCCAAGAGCCGGTCGGCGAAGTTCTGGACATGAAATACAACTGCGTGAAGTTTTACCGGGCGACAGGCGACACCTCGAAGCCATACCTTCTGCCTGGAACGAAGCTCTATACCTCGCCGCCCGCGCCGGTAGCGGTTGTGCTTCCGTCCCGCGAAGCCATGCGAGACATAATCGCTGAGGCCATCGGCGGTGACACCTACGACTGCACCAGAGTCTGGAGCGCTTGGGGAATAGGGACCATGTCCGAAGACGACTTTGTTCCGATCACTCTCGACGAAGAACGTCTGTACGAAATCGCAGACGCCTGCATCGACAAGGTCAAGGAGCTGAATCAATGAGCCGCCACGCAATAATAAATATGCCAGACCTGGCCTTTGCTTATGAGCTGAGACAAGAAGGCCTGTCATGGAAACAGATCGAGCGCCATACGAGCTATAAGCGCTCTACCATCATCAAATCCCTCAAGAGGGCTGGCGCATGAATTTCAGTTCGCAGACTGAGCGAATGGTCTGGATGTATGGGCGCGGGTATTCACTCGGCGCCATAGCAGAACAACTAGGCATTCATCGCGAGACAGTTCGGCGCTGCATGCTGTCTCTCGGTATCGATACCAACCTGCATAATCGCAAGGTGGCAGAAGCCAGGAAATATTCAACCATGATCCACTCCTTGCGCGCAGACGGAATCCCCTGGAGATCTATCAGCGATAAGATTGGATTCTCAGAAAGGACATTGAGGCGATACTTTATTGAGGCAACACAGCAGCCCGCATAACGCGGGCTTTTTTACGCCTGCATTTTCTTCGCCCACAAAAAAGCCACTCCGAAGAGTGGCTAGCCTGGCGCGGCACTTGACAGGAGCTTGCCTAGGAACTCCAGACTATGCGCAGCACTTGCGCCTGTCAACTTTTGCGTACGGGTCTAGTGGCAGCGCGACGATTGCGTAACCGTCATCAGCGAACTGATCGGCTTCTGATGGATCGCAACCAATATGCGTGAACCGGTCTTTGCAGTTCGCCAGCATCCAGTTGAAGTTGTCGAACTCCATAGCGCACAGGACGCGACTACGGCCTGATTGCGACCACCACAGCCGCCAGGCGTGGGCGTAGTCGATGCAGATAATTGTTTTGCCGTCGTGCTCGCCTTGTGGCTCCAGGATGGCAGTCGAGCCGAACGATGGGTTACCGGCTGCGTAATTGATTGCACCAGTGGAAAGAATCGCGGCGGTGTTGGTTGTCTCGCCGATGTTGTTGATCAGCGGAACCATCAGGATTCCCCTGGCGTTTACAAGGCATGTGTCGTTTGGGGCGGTATTATTCTGCATGAAATATTTGTGCTGTTCTACTGGATGGCAAATGGAAAGAACTCTTGCTGATTTTTCTCGGTCTTCAGCGTGACCTGGCAAGTCGCAGCGTGTGGCGCGAACTACTGGAACCCTGCGGACTGCTGACGATTCAAGCGTCAACTCGCCAAGGATGGACTGGACGGCATCGCGAAAGCTCATGCCTGGATTCATCTCGCGAACGAACCCGACGGCATCGCCACCAGCGCCGCAACCGAAACAATAATACATCTCCTTGCCTTCGCTGACGGTAAAGCTGGCCGATCTCTCCTGATGAAATGGGCAGCGCGCCGACCAGTTCTTCCCGGCCTTCTTCAGGTCTGGCAGATACCCGCGAATCACGCCGACGATATCCTCGTTGGCGCGGTCGACAATGTGTTGTGGAACTAGTTCGCCGCTCACTTCTGCAGACTCAAAAAGGTCGGCAGCTTGATCGCCGGAATGCGACCACGAGTCTTGTACGTGTGATAGTCGCCGACAGTGATGAATGCTGCTGCGCAAAGAGCCTTGACGCTGCCGTATTGCTTGGCGAGTTGAACCAGCAGTTTGGCGTCTTGAGTGATTGGCTCCGGCTTCTCTCCAGGAACCGGTCCCGCGAAATCCTTCGCCCACTCTTCGGCGGTCAGATCCGGCCTGAATTCTTCTTTCTCGCGACCAGTGACCTCTGCCAGCGTATAAGCGGCACGACGAGACATATAGCCACGCTGAACCCACATACCCACGGCGTCGCGTCGAAAGCCTGTAGCGCGAGCCAGGGCAGCATTGCCGCCGTACTCAGCGATGACGCTAGCCAGTGCGCGGCCTCGGTCGTCTTGTTGCAGGTCGATTGGTGGCATATTTAAAATTCCGTGTTGACATAGTGATTATGTTTCGCGGATAGTACCACCGGAGAGACAATTATGGCAATTAATTAGGAGGCGGCAATGCGCTGGACTAAAGAGGAAATAACAGAATTTGACCGGCTTATTGATGGCGTGGGCAGTCCTGATCAGCTGGTGAGAATTGAGGCTAGGCTCAAGCAGCGCGATTTTATCGGTGAGCACGGCAAACCAAAGTGCGACGCAATGTTCGCTCATCTTGATGCTGGCGGAGCAAAGGAAGATTTCTGCGACGAGCAGTCGGCATGAAAACCCACTCCCGCTGCCGCCACTGCAAAGCCAGGCGCAAGCTCAACAAGCACCCGGACGCCTACCGAACGCAACCCAAATGCATATGCGGCGCCCGAGACTGGCAAAAGGATAACTATCGCCATCGCGTCGAGGTTCCGCAGATGCGCGCCAAAGAAGGCCGCTATGCAGTCTGCGGACAATGCTTCCACTATCCGCACCGCAGGGGGTCGAGTAGCTGCATGTTCGAACCTGATGGTAGCTGGCGTGATTTTGGCGATCAATGATTGCCATAGTTTGTTGATATAGTTATTATCCGACTTCAAATGACAGGAGCAACAAAATGACTCGACTAACCAAAAGCATCCGCGAACAGATCCTTGCAAATGCTCAGACCAAATCCGGCAACCGTAAGCGCCGCGAAGACACTCAAAATAAGCGCAAAGCCTGGGATGAAGCTGTTCGCATCGAATCGCTTGGCGTGCATGCTGAATTGCTTGAATCTCTCGACAAGGAGGTAGAGGCGATTCGCCAGTTGGTTCCTATCGATTTTCGTGGGGATGACAGTCCAATTCAGCGTCGCGGATCTATCTCGGTAAACTGCGCAGGGCTGTCTCTACATGTGTGCGGATGGGAAGGCTACAAGGTCGCTCCAAGCCGCTTCACTATCACTGCCAACAATCCTCTCGCTCAGCAATTCCACGACATCTGCGCTGAAGAAAAAGCGAATACCGATCAGTGGGAAAAGGTGAAGGCTAGCGTCAATGCGGCCACCCATGCTGTCAGCACTGTGAAGGCTCTGCTTAAGGCTTGGCCAGAAGCTAAAGAGTTGCTGCCAGCATACGTGGAAGAGTCAAAGCCGCAGCTTCCCGCAATCCAAGTTGCCGACCTAAACGCCCTTGTTGGCCTTCCTTCCGCCGAATAATCAAAATCACGACAGGAGCACTAAAGCATGGCGTATACCTTGAACAACATCGCATCCGACAAGAACAACCTCGACGCCCGCCGTGGCGACGCAATTCGCGTAAACATACAAGCCATCAAGGTGATCGACGGCTTCAATGTCCGCATCGACGATGATGAGTTGCGCGAACACGTTGCGAGCATCGCTGGCGCACTGACCGCCAATCTGCCGATTCCACCGATTGAAGTATGGGTAAATCCAGAAACCGGTGATATTGAGCTGGTTGATGGCCACTGCCGCTTTCATGCCTATCAGCAATACGCCGAGATGACTGACGACTTTGACGGCTACATCTCAGCCGTGAAGTTCGATGGCACGCCTGGTCAGCGCCGTATGCGCATCGCATCCAGTAATAAGCAGCTCAAGTTGAAGCCTGTCGAGCTTGGGCGTCTGTACATTGATGCCCGCGATATCGACGGCCTGAGCCGCCAAGAGATCGCCGCCGAGGCGGGCATGTCGCTTGCGCATGTTGATCAGATGATCCTGTTTGCTTCCGGTGGATCGCCAGAGATTCATGAAGCTGTCGAGCGCAAAGAGATCAGCGCAACCGAAGCCACCAAGTTGATCCGCGATCATGGTGTTGATGCGCCAGCCGAGCTGGAGCGCCGCAAAGAAGCAGCCAAAGATCTCGGAAAGAACAAGGTAACGGCCAAGGTTTCTGCGCCGAAGAAGGCTGCCGCTCCGAGTCGGCCTAAGGTGGATATGGTTGTTTCGAATGCGGTTGTGCTGGTCAATGGGCTCGATGCAAAAACGCTTGAGTCGTTCGAAAACCCTGATGTCGAATACGTGATGGTCAGTTCCTACGCTCTCGCGGATTTGATCATGGCCGTCAACGATATGCGCGAATCTGGCAAGGCATTGGATGCTGATAAGCAGATGGATTTGATCGGAGGCGAGGAATAATGCGTATTCTCGTGGCTTGTGAATATTCGGCTCGCGTCCGCGATGCTTTCCGCGCCAAAGGTCATGACGCCTGGTCTTGCGATGTTCGCGAGTGCGAGGGTGATCCGCAATGGCATATCAAGGGTGATGTTCTGGCGGTACTCGATCAGGGCTGGGATATGCTTATCGGTCATCCGCCGTGCACCTTCAACACGTTGGCTGGCATCCGGTGGATGTATCACCCCGCTGATACTGACTTGCCGAGCGCTGAGCGCCGCCGCCATCCGCAATATCCTGATCGCATGGATAATTTCCTTGAAGGCGCTGCATTCTTCAAGAAGTTGGCAGCCGCCAATATCCCCCTGATCTGCCTGGAGAATTCCCAGCCGCACGGGTTGGCCATGTCGGTTATTGGTAAATACACCCAGAAGGTTCAGCCATGGATGTTTGGCGACGCCTTCACTAAGGGCGCATGCCTATGGCTCAAAGGCCTCCCAAAGCTGGTGTCTACCCACAAGAAGACAGACTACGAAAAGATTGAGGACGCATGCCACAAGGCCTCCCCTGGCGAAGAGCGAGAGAAGGAGCGCAGCAGGACCTATCTTGCTATTGCGCGCGCCATGGCTGATCAGTGGGGATAGGTTGAATTGCCGATTGAGTGAGGGCATAATTGTTTTGCGCAGGCCGTGAGACGCCGAAGCAAAACAGGATCGACGGCTAACCAGAGCCTTTTGATGTTCGCTGTTCCTTGCAGGATTGACCGCCGTCGATCCAAGTCCTGCCAGGAGTCTCACCAGCGAACAGTCAAAGGGCTTTTTTGTGGGTTGGATTTATGCGCAAGAGAAATCGCTTAGTTTGCGGGGTCGGTATAAGTGACTCAGATTATCAAATAAGAACTCAAGCAATTTTAGCAGATGGATCTCGTCGGTGGTCTACGTGCCCTATATATCAGGTATGGCGCAGTATGCTATCTCGCTGCTATTCATTGTCATATCAAGCCGGCAAGCCTACCTACATAGGATGTTCGGTAGATCCTGAATGGCTGAGATTTTCTAACTTCTCGAAATGGATGCTTAGCCAGAACTGGGAGGGTCTAGCCCTAGATAAAGACATAATAATTCCAGGAAATAAAGTTTATGCGTCCGACAGATGCGTGTTCATAAGTCAGAGCCTAAATAGCTTCCTGAATGATCATGGAGCATCTCAAGGCGAATGGCCGATAGGCGTACACCTACATGCAGAGTCAGGAAGATTTAGATCCGAGTGCAGCAATCCATTCACTGGCAAAAGAGAGCGTCTTGGTGGGTTTTCTTGTCCACATGCTGCGCATGATGCCTGGAGATCGCGCAAGCACCAGCATGCACTGCGATACGCAGATATGCAGATCGATCAAAGAATTGCAGAATCTTTGCGTGCCAGATATTCCGAAATAAAGGAGAAATATTGATGGGTCTTCTTTCTCACCAAAAGCCAGTAGTAGCCGCGCTAACAAAGCACTTCAGGACTCGCCAAACAGCCAAGTTTGGCGAGCGTGACATTCACCCGCCTGCGATAGTTTCCGCCTCGGTGTCTTCCGGGAAAAGCGTGATGATCGCCGAGTGCGCTAAAGCCGTTCGTGATGCTGCAGCGAACCGAGAAAAACCATCCACGGTATTCGTGCTGGTAGTTCAAAACCAGGGTTTGCTCTGCGAACAGAACGCGGCGGCTGCATGGGACATCGGAATGAAGAATTCCGTGTTTTCCGCCTCTTGCGGCGGCAGAAAGTCCACTCACTACTCCGTCGTTTACGGCACCATTGGAACCATCGCAAGAGCACTAGATCAATACCGGTTCTCGGGATTTACCCCCGAAGAGCTGGCGCTTGATCCCGAAAAACGCTCAAGGCTCGGGAAGTGGCATCCAGATCTGATTCTTATTGATGAAGTCCATCAGGTTCCTTTCGAGAATCCTGAGTCTCAGTATATGAAAGTGCTGTCTCATTTTTACGACCAGAAGCCCCATATGAGATTGGCCGGCATGACTGGCTCTCCGTTTCGAGGAACAAACTCCATTGTGGGTAATACGCCCGATCACCTCTGGAAATCGGTGGCTAGCATTTCGCCGCAAGATAGTGATTATCCAGAAGGCGGCGTAGGTGACGGCATAATTTCTACAGACTTCAGCATCGAGCAGGGGTGGATTGTCGGCCCGGTCTTTGGCTATCCAGACGATGAAAGCGTCCACTATGATTTTTCGGAACTGGCCGCAGAAGAGTGGTCTTACCCCGAGCATGAGCTTGATGCTGCTGTCAGCGACAAAGAGCTGTGCCTTGCGATATGCGCCGACTTTGTGCGTAAGTCTGAGAATCGCAGGGGTGTTTTGGTTTTTGCGGCAACCAAGCGGCACACCAGGCAGATTGCAGCCGCGCTGAAATTGCTCGGAGTTGACCAGGAGCAAATAGGCATCATCACTGAAAGCACGCCGCAGAAAGATCAAACCAGAATTTTGAACGCTGCTAAGGCGGGCAAGCTGAAGTACGTCATAAACGTATCTGTGCTGACAACGGGAATCAACTGCGCCGAATGGGATGTCGTGGTTTTCATGCGCCCAATAGCCTCAATCGTTCTCCTGATACAAGCCATTGGCCGTGTTCTACGGCTGCTGATTGCGCCTGGCGATGTGCCAATGCTTGACCGTGACGCACTGTCTGCTGATCAGCGAAAGGCTCTCATAGCTTCCAGCGGCAAGCCTGATGCACTTGTTCTCGATTACGGCGGCGTAATGGATGCACTGGGGCACTTGTACGAGAGTCAAATCCTCGACCAGGCTGAATTGGATAAGGCGAAAAAGGAGAAGAAAGATCTCATTGAATGCCCTAAGTGCATGAAAGAACACGGCATTAGCACTATGAACAGTCCAAACGCAAGGCGTTGTATCGGCATGACAGCGAAGGATCCTTTAACTGGAGCTGCGCAGAGGTGTGACCATTTCTGGCACTTCAGGCTGTGTCCTCGGTGCAACGTCCAAAATGATCAGGTTGCAAGGGAATGCAGGGGATGCAAAACAACCCTGATCGATCCGAACAAGCCGCTGAACAATAAGAGCTACTCGGATGCGGAATCGATCCCAGTTCGCTCCATGAAGGCTGGCCACGGATCAGGCGGCAAGCTCTGGTTCCGCTATGAACTGTCAACCGGTGACACGCCGATGGAGATCTTCTATCCGCATGCTGGCGAGAACAAGAAGGTCAACAACATCATATGGGGCAAGTTCGTTGATGCGCTGCCGATTGATCAGCGGTCTCGGTTACGGTTGCGGGCAATGAAGGCGGAAACCGTGATGGAGAATATTGATTTGATTCCGGTTCCGGCTGAGTTGTCGGCGCGGAAGAAGGGGAGTCGCTGGACGATTGGGCGGCGGCGGTACGCTGAAATGGAGGTGGCATTGTGAGTGATCGTTTCGTTGTATGCGCTGCCAGCCGATGGCCGTGCGGACTTGTGATAATGAGCGCAAGACATTTCGATCTTGCCATGCACTCTGTTTGCCAGAAGGTGTTCGGCGATCAGCCATACGGCCAGTGCGAACAGGGATTCATTGATCAGCGCGGCGTATTCATGGATCGCAAGGAGGCTTTTTTGGTCGCTCGGGCAGCGGGACAGATAAATGTCAGGCGCGAGAAATCCTCTCCTGCCGACACGCTATTCAGCGAGGATCTCTACTGATGATCCGCATCTACGACAGCGGCTATCGAGGTGATTGCCGCGTGGAAACCATCGAGCAGATCGACTGCGCGGGGTGGCTGGAGTTCAATCACCCTGATCGCTGGCCTCTGATTTGGCACACGCCGAACGAGGCTAGAGCTACTGCCAGCTACATGCAGAAGCGCCAGAAGATGGGGGTCAAGTCAGGAGTGTCGGACATCATCGACTTCGGCCTGGTTCGCGGCGCATTTGAGCTGAAGCGGCTGGACAAGTCAAAGTGTTCGGTCAGCAAGGAGCAGCGAGCATTTCTCCAGGCTGTCGCTGACTCAGGTGGATTCGCCGCCATCGTCTATGGATTCGAACAATTCAAGCTGGCCTACGCCGATTACCTGGAATTTATCGCAGAGAAGAGTTGACATAGTTATTATGCGAGCCTAATCTCTCGCTACCGAAACAGACATTCCCTGACAGGAGCATCACATGCAAATCGTATTCCGCAACAAAGGCAGCATCGACCCGCGCAGCATCACCACTTTTGGCGTCAGCTCCAAGGGATCGGACACCGCCATTGGCTACTTCGGCACCGGCCTCAAGTACGCAATCGCTATCCTGTTGCGCGAAGGCTGCACTGTCGATATCTACACTGGCGGTCAACATCTGTCGTTCGGCACTTCTGAGCAGCGTGTGCGCGTCGATGACTTCACGTTCGTGACCATGAACGGTGATCCGCTGTCGTTCACCACTGAGCTGGGCAAGAACTGGGAAACCTGGCAGGCAATCCGTGAACTGTGGTGCAACTGCCTGGACGAGCAAGGTGAGGCGTTTTCATCCGAATATTTCGACGATGCGCCGAGCGAAGATGAAACCGTGATTTTGGTTTCTGGTCGGGCTGCTGCCGAAGCATGGTCAATGCGCGACACGATCATGATCAGCGGAACGCCGATCTATCAAACCGAACATGTCGACATCTATCAAGGCCGCTCGAATCACGTCTACTACAAAGGCGTGCGCGTTTACGATTTGCCTAATCCGTCGATGTACACCTACAACCTGAAAAGCCATGTCGAGCTGACTGAAGATCGCACCATGAAACATGTCGTTCTGGCTGGCTGGTATGCGGCCAAGGGCATCGCCACGCTTTCTGATCGCGGTTTTCTTGAACGCACGCTTACCGCTAGCAAAGAATGGTTCGAGCATCGTCTGGACTTCGGAAGCGTTACCGCCTCGGATGACTTCACCGGCATCGTCAAGCAGATGGCGCGTTTGCAAACTCCGGGCCTAAACCAATCAGCCACCAACTGCGCCCGGTTCGACAGTAACGAATTGCTCGACGACCTGCCACGCATGGCTATCAGCCAAGTCGACAATCTGCGACTCAAGAAGGCGATCAACTTTGCCAATTCCATCGGGTTCGCTGTCGACGAATATGAAATCGTTGTCATTGAGCATCTTGGCGAGGGCGTGTTAGGCCGTGCCGCCAACGACAAGATTTACCTGTCGAAGATCGTCTTCATGCAGGGTACTAAAATGGTCGCCGGAACGCTGATCGAGGAATTCATCCATCTGCGCCATAAACTGGCCGACGAGACACGCAGCATGCAGAACTTTTTGTTTGACTCGCTGGTTTCGCTTGGCGAGCAATTGGCAGGTGAGCCGCTGTAATTTCTGATATAGTTATTATCCCATGACAGGAGCAACACAATGATCTACGAAAACCTGCCAGCCGAAGAATACTTCGCCATCGAAGCCGCCAGTAACTCAGGCCTCAAGCTGATCCGCCGCAGCCCTGCACACTTCAAGTATAAGGAAGAGAAAGAACCAACGCCAGCAATGGCAATGGGTACGCACCTGCATATGGCGCTCCTTGAGCCTGAGCGATTCGCCAAGCATTACGTCGTCGCTACCGAAGCCCTGGACAAGCGCAGCGCTTACTACAAGGGGCTTGTTAAAGACGTCGGTGCCGACCGCGTGTTGACCATGACGGATCATCGCAAGCTGATCGGCATGCAGGACGCCGCGTATCGCAACAAGCGCTTCGCCGCCTACATGAAAGCACCTGGACGCAATGAGCTGTCAGTAACCGCTACCGATCCAGAAACAGGCGTGCAGGTGAAATGCCGCTTCGACCGTATGGGCGACTCGTTCTTCGCTCTGGACGTTAAGAAATGCCAGGATGCACGTGGAGTTGAGTTCACCAAGCCGATCACCAACTACGGCTATTACATGCAGGTCGCCTTCTACAGCGACGTGTGGTTCTGGGAAACTGGCGAGCGACTGAAGGAATTCCCATTGTTCGCCATCGAAGAAGAATCACCGCACGGCACAATGTTTCACGACCTCGACGAGATCGCTCTTGAGCTTGGGCGTATTCATTATCGTGAAGCGCTCAATACTTATGCGCGCTGCCTGGACTGTGGGATCTGGCCTGCGTATGAAGATGAATCGGAAGTCACTAGCGTGACGATCTGGGCGGCTAACGAGCTGCTTGGCGATGTTGATTTTGGGGGTGCTTGATGGATGTAAAATATTTCACAGTGGTTTTCCAGATCCGCGACAAGGATGCCTTTCAAGATCATCTCAGCAGTTTCACTGAGGCAATGATGCATGACGGCATTTTCCCTGGCGCATCGGTAACTGGTTGTGGATGGGGCGATTCAATGTCAGAAGCCGAGGTGTATCAGCAAGAGCTGATCGACAATGATATCGAATTACCGGAGATCCCAGAATGACCCTTACAGCCGAAGACCTGCAACGCGCAACACAGGCAAAATCAGACCAGCTCAACAGCTGCGACATCTTGGGTGGATCACTGGTAGCCAAGATCGTTGATGTGAGGTCGGGCAGTAGCGAGCAGCCTGTGATCATCATTATTGACTCCTGGCCTCAGCCGTGGAAGCCATCAAAGACATCCCTGCGCGTCCTGTGCGCGTGCTGGGGGAATGAGCCTCAGCACTGGATCGGTCGTTATGCCGTGCTGTTCTGTGACGAAACCGTGAAGTTCGGCGGCGAAGCAATCGGAGGGATTCGAACCAGTCATCTGAGCCACATCACTGGAACCAAAAAGGTCGCGGTCAATACGGCGCGAGGCAAGAAGGGTACCCAGACCATCGAGCCGTACTATCCGCAGGAAGATGCGTCGACAGCCAATGCCGAGCCAATCTTCTGGCCCGACGAAGCATTCGCCAAGCAACTGACCGGCGCCCAGGCGAAGATCGATTCTGGCGAAATCACTGCCGATCAGTTCATCGCCAAGCTGGAGAAGAAGGCGCCGATGACTGCCGGTCAGAAGGCGCGGGTCAAGAAGACTCCTGCGCCGGTTATTGAGGACGATGAACCACCTCAATACGACGGCGATGCATTCGGCGACGACATGCCAGAGTGAAAACATAAGCCTGCATTCGTGCGGGCTTTTTGTTATCTGGTGTTGACATAGTTATTATGCGGATCTATAGTCAGCTCAACAGAAGCGAACAACGGAGCAAGATGAGATGACCAGAGAAGAAGCAATTCAGTGTTTAAAGGTCGAGCAGGTAAGTCGTGATACCGAAGTAGCTCATATCAATGCAGATGAAGTGCTTTGTGATTTGCTCGAATCACTTGGCTATGAAGATGTAGTGGCTGAATACCAAAAGATTGATAAGTGGCACGCCTAGCCGTCATAACAACTCAAGCCCATTCACTGGGGCTTTGCCAGTACCAACACCTTGACAGGAGCAACCACCATGCCAGCCCTACTAACCGCCGCAGTAATCGTCTGCGGAGCACTGCGAGAACCAGGCGCGCCGTTAGCCTGCCGCGCCCAGGTCTACCACGGCATCTACGCTGAACAGCCTGAATGCGCAAAACTCGCAACCAAGGAAGCAATTCGCATGGAATCGGCGGTCGTTAAGCGCGGAGAATTGACACGCACAAGCTCGCACGGCGAATGCTTTTATGCTGCCGATGAAGGTTCGATTGTCTTCTATCTGCCAGAATTCATGCGGGTTCAGATGGGCGCCAAATCGACATCGGTGTTTCATTATGATCTGGTTAATGGTCGCGCTGTTGAGCGGAAGAGTTCGGCTAAGATTAAGGGGGTGGCGTTATGAAGCCTGAAGAAATTAAATACACGATTGACTGGCATGAAATTGATGATCGTGGCGTTATCAGCAAGCCTGGATTCACCGAGGTCCTCCGTGAACACGAAGACGGCACCGGCTTCACGCTGACCACTCAGGATGCCGCATCAGCTTTCGCCATGGCCGAGAAGATGGTGTTCAGCGGTAATCGTTATTCGATCAAGCTCGGCAAGGAGCCTGGGAAGGAATGGGTTGTTGTTGTGGATGAGGTCACGAAATGATCCAGTCAAAAACCAATCGCGGCTTCGCCACAATCGAATTCGAAGATCGCTACGGCGATGCCTGCATCATCCAGAAAAGCAGCCTAGCCACCGAGGATGCCATATGGTTCGGGATTCAGGATGCGACCCCGCTGATCATGGCCAGCGATGCCCTGGCGGCTGGCGTGGATACAGAAGAAACGACCGGATGGGTTCCGTATCCAATCCCAAAGAACGTGCTGCTCACGACGCGCATGCATCTAACCCGCGAACTAGTGGCCGAGCTGCTTCCAATCCTCCAACATTTTTCAGATACAGGGGATCTTCCATGAAAAACAATCTCCACCAAGATCTCCCATGGAGGCCGACTTGCTGGGTTGGCGGAATCCTCGTCACCAGTAATCTAATCGGTGATAACTGGCTAAATTGCAGCGCGCAGCAACTTTGCGATCTTGAAGATGACAGCCGAGCTAAATATGCCGGAGTCAAAGCGACTGCGGCAATTTTGAGGGCGATGCGGAAATGATCACTTATCCGCCAAAAGAGACAATGCCTGAAGGCTCGGAGAATCCAGGCGCAGAATATCCGTGGACAGTGACCGCAAAAATTACGCTGGCAGATGATGATAGGTTCGGTCGGCGCCTCTATCCTGACGGCGAAGCTGACGCCTATTACGATTTTGAAGACGAGCGCTGGCACTGGTCAGACTACACAGGCGGGCCGGGTATTGAGCCAAAAAGCTGGAAAATTATCGATCAGTAAAAAGCGCCCTACGGGGCGCTTCTACTTTTCAACTCAGTTCGACAAACATTCAGCAACCTTAGCTGCTCGGCTGCCCCGCTTCTGAGGTCGGAAAGAGCTTGTCGATAAGCTGGATCAAGCTCGACGGTTCCGCCCGAAGTTCCGCTGGCATTTGCTTCGGCGCCGGACACTGCGGGGCAAGTTGCGCGGACGCGCACCCGTGTAGCGCCGCTATTGATAGAAGCATTGCGCAGAGCTTCGATCTGCTTGAACTCATTGAACTCATTTTGAATAGCCTCTTTCTGATCCTCTGCGGCCAATGCCTTGCGCTCGCCATCAGCCCACGACTCCAGCAGCTTGCTGGCCTGCTCCTGACGAAGCTCGGCGACATCGGCATCCCATCGCAAGGCCTGTACGTTCCAGGCCAGCCCAGATCCGACCACGAATGCCACGCCAGCCAAGATAGCGGTTATGTTCACACGCACTCCAGGCCAAACGCCCAAGAGGCTGGCCACTCATCTGGATGGGGTTTGCCTGGACGCCAGAGACGCTTGGCATACATCTCCCAGGCGTCGGCGGCATTGTCCGGCAGTTGGAGCGGATCGGTGTACATAAGTAGGCGAGCAAAGGCGGCGCCCAATACGTCATCCGTCTCCATGGCCTTCCATACAGCCATGCGTTCCGGAGCGACACCGCGAGCCTTGCACACGGTCTTTGCCAGTTCGGCGCTTGCCCGATGATTCAGCACGCCATTGATGCCAGCCAGTCGACCATTCTCAAATTGCCAGTAGGATCTAGCTGGGCCATTGCCGTACTGAATGCGGACCTTGTATTTTGATTCCTGATAGCCGATTGCCGCATGGATGACCCGTGCCTGACGTGTATCCATCTTGGCTGGAAGCAGCAGGAATGCCGCGTCTACCGCCGCTTTTGGATAGGTCATCTGGCCTCTCCCTTGCTTCCGTCACGGTGGAACATCCGGGCGACATTACCCTTCGCCCGGACAATCAGAACGAACAGGAACGCAAATGTCAGAGTGTTGTAGATGGATACATCAGGCCAGACGCCACGGACAAGGATCTCGCCCATGACTGACAGCCATTGCTGAGCCAGCAACGAGGCAAGGCCGAACGCGCATAGGCTGGGCAGAAAGTGGTAGCTGGAATCGCCGCGCTGATACTTGAAGGCGATCACGAATGCGATTCCGCCGCAGAAGAACGCCTGCAATAGCGCCTTGATCTGTATCCAATGGGCAATAGCCCAGTCAATTGAATCAACCATTATCCGTCTCCCTTTTTCCGAGAAAGCGGTTAATGACCCACTGCAACCATCTCGGCGGCTTACCTGTCTGGAATGCCTCGATCAAACTAATACCGATGGCGACACAGAATAGACCCGCAACGAACGAAGAAAATCCCGAAGTCTTTGTCCAGGCCAGAGATAACAGCTCGGCTGCACCGAAGTAGCCACCAATCCAGCCAACAAGGAGATAGCCTGCGCGTTGCCAGGCGCTGATATCCTTGGCGAACAGGATGAAGAAGAACGCCCCGCCAAACGATCCTATCACCGCCTGGAGATCAACCCCTGGCAGCAAGCTTGCGAGCGTTATACCAGCCCCGCCGACAGCCAGCGAAGCCCCCGCGCTAGTCAGTCCATCGGCCATATTCTCTCCTACCATGATTTCGGCCTTCCCCATTGGAAGCCTTCAGATAATCCATACGCCGAAAACAGGCATATGGCCACACTCAGTATTGTACAGAGCAAAGCCACGCGATCCCAATGTTTGGATGGGGTTTCGTCGGGAACATATCTTGCACCCTGGATCACCATGAAGGCCGCGATGTACATGTTGGCGCTTATGTCGCGATGCTGGACAAAATTCCAGATCGCGACGGATAGGGCGAGCATGCTGAAGCAGGTTGCGCGCGTCATCACTTCCAAACCTGATATCGGCGCTCAGACTTTATCGTCGACGCAGTGCCGAGACTGCCACCAGAACTTTGAACGTATATCGAATGCGTTCCAGGCATAGCGATTATTTTTCTGATCGAACCACTGAGATGGCCTATCTGCGGCAGATTGGCAATATGCGGAAAGGTCCCGGAGTTCAGAAGCATCTCGCCATTCCAGTAGGAGGCATATGAGTAGTTGTAATAGCTGTTGCCATCGAGATAGACGCGGATCGCATTACTTGCGGCATCGCCCCCCACGATATGCCCAGAGAAGGGAATGGAGATGTTTATCGTGACTTCTTCATTCTCCTGTGTGGTTTGGAAGTCGACCCTCTCCATGAATACCTCATGGTATGGAATGTTTGAGCTGGCCATAAGCTCAGTATTCATTTTCTTGTCGAGAATGATTTCCGCGTTTGCGCCGAAAGACGCCAGCAGCAGAGAAGCCAGGAAGATAAATTTATTCATTCGGCTTTTCACTCCGGAAGCGGATAACGGGTTTTTATTTCCAGGACTTTCGCCATCCATGCTGCATAATCCGGCTCAACTCCCGCCACCATAGCGTCATACTCTGCTTCATTTTTGAGTGGGTCTGACTCTGCCACATAGGCGCGCTGCCTGGCATCAAGGATTTGTTCCAGGGTCATTGGCAGCATCACTGGATCAGTAAGCGCTGGGCGCCCATCAGAGCCTTTCGAGATCAGTTTGCCTGCCGAGTTGCCCGCAAGAAGAGAGTCGTATTCTTCTTTTGTGATTTCGACGCCGCCATTATCCGTATTGGAAAATCCGAAACGCCCTTCGTCTTGAATCCATTTTGCGTACATGTTGAATCCTCTAGTGGCCGATCACGATCCATCGAACAATGACGGTGCCGCTGCTGTTGATTAGGTTCATGCCGGTAGAAGTTGGAACAGATTGGATGCCCTGAGTAAGGGTTGCGGTGTTGTTTCCGTTCGGCTGTCCAGTCAACAGGGCGCCACTCAGAAACTCAGTTGGGAACTGCAAGGGGAAAGTGACACCCGCCACGATCCCGGCAGTCACGGACGTGGAGCCCCATTCAATAATGAAGCCGCCCAGCCATGAAGGGAAGGCGAGGTATCCCGTCGCCGCGATATTCATCGTAACGCCGAACCGCAGTTTCTTTGGCGTTACGATGGTGTTGTCATCGGTGCCGGTATTCGTCTGCGCCTGTGTGGCTATCTTGGCCCAGCCGAAAACTGTTTCTGTTGCCTGAACGATATAAGTTGTCAGCCTTTGCAGAAGTTTTAGCGGGGTAACAATCCTGGCGTCGTCCGTGCCTGCGGTCACTTCCGCCTCTGTGGCAACTTCCGCCGTCCCGCGAACCGTTTCTGTTGCCTGCGCGTAAAGCTCAGCCCATTGAGACGGAGACGATGCTGGAGTGTTCCCGACGTTGGTGTTGATCAAGGACACATAGAGGATCCCTGCCGAGTTGCAGACGCTATTGATGTGGTATTCCTGCGTCGCATTGTATTCGGGCACGCCCACCTGATGCAGGTACGCAATGAGCTGGCCTAGCGTGTAGCCTACCGCGTTGAAGTCTTCAAGCGCAGGCTGATCAGACGGCCCCACAATGCCCCATCCGCGCAGGAAGTCAGCGTTGATCTGGCTCGTCAGGTCGTTAGCCTGGGTAATGTCACCAAAAATGGTGCGCTCAGTCCCTGGCGCGGCAGACGCAAAGGCTTCAAGGTTGCCGTTATACCGGACAATTTTTGCCATGTTAGATCACCTTTCTTGCGAAGAAGCCGCCCTCACGCAGCGGATCAAATTTACTCGCGAAACCACGCGAAATAGGGTTGTTTGAAAAGCCAAATGTCACGCCTGGCTCTGCCTGGATGATCACCTTGTAGCGAACACCTTGGGGCTTAGGCAGCAAATTTAGAGCCCTGATGAGCGTGAGTCTGTCGAGGCTGACAACTGGTGAAACATAGAGGGTCAGCGTCATGTCGAGGTTATCGACTACATAGGCTCTGCCATCAAATGCGGCAAGAACAACGTCTTGGATGCCGATGTATTTGTCACTCGACAGATAGCCAGCGGCCCTGTTCAGCGATGCTTTTACCCTGATGAAAAATCGATAATCGTTATCGCCAAGCTGAAGATCGGTGAACGCCGACGAGAATTTGCTGAAGAATGGGCCGCCGATTCGCATCGGATTGAATTTGCTGGCGAACCCCTCGTTGTTTGGATTGATGCTGAAGCCGAAGTAGATTTTCGGGATCACGCCTGGAACTGATCGACTGATGCCGACAATGCGGCCAAGCACATCGAGCTGGGCACCAATAGCGTTATCCAGATCGAAAGCCGGATCTAGCGCACCAAGAAAGGCGCGAGTCGTCTCCCAGGTCGATGCCTGAAGTTCAATTTCAGCCTTCGCCTTTGGCTTCTCCCAATACTGTTTGATCAGGAGGTTGACCGTCTCGTCGACCATCGCCATCAGATCACCTCGGTGACGGTGATGTTGGTGACCACTATTTCGAATTTAGAACCAGCATCCGGCGTCAGGCTTCCATCGGTGAATGCTAGGTTGTCATCGCTGATTTCCATGTCGGTCAGGATGAAGTCATTGCCAGCGGTATAGGCTGGGCAGTACAGCTCTGCGGCCTGAAGCGGAGTGCCGATATAGAATTTATGCGCGGCGATCTTCTGCTTGAGAAGTGGCACGTCAACTGGGACCAGCGGATCTTTCCTGGTTGCTGTTACATGGACATAAATCGGAACCATGACAGGGCGGTCGAAGTGACGAATCTGGATAACTACAAAAGTGCTGCCGTCTGGCCGGGTCAGAGTCTCAGGGATGTTCAGAACGATTGCCCCCTTGATGCCTGTTCCGCCAGTCTTCTGGAACAGCAGCGCCTGACCGATATCGTCGATTGTCCCGCCTTCAACGACAGCCCAGATACTATGAGCATTCAGCATCCAATCTGGATGCAGTGGCGGCCCGAAATCATCCGTATCGTTATCGTAAACAAAGGCATCCGTCACACCGGCAGTGTTCAGTAGGCGAGCAGTAAGGGAATTGGTCGTCGAGAAAGCCGGATTTTCCAAGCTCAGATTGCGCTTCTGAACAAACTCTTCGTCAGTCTCTTCATCCTTGCCTGGCTCTGCATCGACGGCAGCGGTAAATCCAGTGACGCCCAGCACCACGGTGACCGGCGTGAACACGGCGCCAGCGAGTCCGGTTACCGATCCGAAGTCGGTAGCCTGGAACGTGATCGGAGATGTGCCAACTGGCAGAATTACTGGCGCCGGAAGCTCCCAGAGCTGGCCAAGATCGTCAGATATTTGATATCCGGTCGGCAGCGTGACCACGCGGGTGGTCACAACGGAGAGATCCCAGAATGACCGCGTTGCCGGTCGTGGAAATACGCCCGAAAGCTTGGCGATTTTTGCCTGGAAGATCCCGCGAGCAAAGTCAGGGTCGAAGTTGTTGGCGATCCACAGGCCGAAAGCCTGCATGTCAGCCCTGGACTTCGCCTCAATGGCTACGCGCTGGCCATCCGGACTCTCTTGGCTAAGATTGATGTCAACGCCGTAGATACCCTGATAGCCCGCAACAAGCTCGGCAAGGATCTCGTCGAAGCTCTGGATCGTAATGCCGCTAGCATCAATCGTTGGGCCTGCCATCAGATGGTTATCTCTTCAGTAATGCTGTCGTCAAAAATCGTGCCAAACGAGAGCATTATAGTGGCTTTACGAGTGCTTGTCTTTGTCTCGATTTCGAGCTTGGTGATCGTGGTCACGCCCTCTGTTGCCAGGGTGACACGTTCGATAGCGCGAAGGATTTCATCTTTGGTGTCGCGGCGACCGAGCAGATCTATCCAATCGATGTTGGCGTCGATATCTAGGAAGAAGTCCGAGCGGAATGACTTGATGCGCGTGACGACATTTTGCCGGACGGCGTCTCCGCGAGAGATGTACGATGCCAGCCCTCGGCCAAATCGCCAATCTCCGTCTTTGTCTAGGCCTGATACGCGCATGATGTCACCTGCAAGAGCTATGCCAGCATCTTACATCATCATGCGACGTTTGTGATGAGTCCTGAGACAACCGTCACCGTTCGGCTGTCGCCTGTAGCGAAAGTTCCTGTCCAGCCAGGTGTGCCGTTTACGGAATAGGTTGTTGAATCTGTGTTGCCGGTCGTGTCAGTGCTGCCAGTGACCGTTAGCGGGCCGGTCAGATCATAGCTGCCAGTATGAATCCACTCGCCAGTTACCGTTGAGTCGCCGAAGCGTTCTATGGTATTCGGAATGGTCTTTGCCATGGATGCGGGGGATACGCCGACCAGCGCGAAGCAGTCGCTGTAGTCATGCATGCGCTGCTCGATTGGAGGCACGTTATCGGCGCCACCATACCAGCGGTCGAAGCACCGCTCACTTACCAGCAGAAGGCAGTAGTCGCCAACAGCTATCGGATGGGCGTCATAGCTGGTGCCGCCGCTGAGGAAGACTGGAGGGATAGAAGGAAACACGGGGAGCGTTACGGCCTGGCCATCAACAACGCGCTGTATGACGGGCTGCGCATCAATTGTTGTCGCGCCAACCGAAGTAATCTTGGCGATGACGATGGTATGCGTATTCGCCAACGCCGTGATCATGGCGTCATTCATTACATCCGTCAGTTCTTCTTTCTTGTCGGTCATCTCGGCACCACATAGTTTTCGGCGATTTCCCCGGTAACGCGTTGGAAGTTATCACTGCCATCCGTGTCTCCGCTGTAGGTAATCAGCTTGATCTTGTAAATCCCATTTCGGTGAGGGGCTGTAACGGAGATTAGCTGATAAAGTCCGCCAACTTTAAGCGATGGGTTCAGCCAGGTTGTGATGGTTACTTCTTTCTTGTCGGCCTCAGGCGTGTTCTGAAGGCCAGTCTCGGCGCTGACAACGGGGATGAATGAAGATACGACCTCATCGCCACCCAAGATGTTTAGGCGCTCGTCGTCAATGAACCAGCGCTGGTCAGGGTCAAGCATCTCCGACACGACGGCCATGGAGTTGCCGACCAGAACCTTGGGTCGCGTGATGTCGCCCATGGCGCCGATCTTACCCTTCTTGGTGTTGGGCATAGTGCCGAGCGCCGCATCGACTGCGGCGGCCTTGCTGGTCACCGTAGTGGCGACGAATCCGCGCAGGAAGTCTTCACCGCCATCCATTGCTGACAGCGTGGTGATGAACTGGCCGTCATTCTCGCGAGTGCTGCCAGCCTCATCAATGGAGCCGCGAAAGATTGTTTCTAGCTTGCCCTGATAGCCGATCTCCAGCAGCACCGGGAAATAACCACTATTTGAATTCGAAGTTGGGGCTGGAGCTGCAACCGTCTCGCCATTCTTCTTTTTCTCCGTCTTCGGCTTTTCGTCGGCATCGCGAACAAGTCGACGGCGCTTGTCAGGATTGAGCCCGTCGATCTTGATTGTCGCTTTGTTCAGGTCGGCCTTGTCTGACTTGTCGACGCTGAAGCGAATTCGGAATGGCGGCAGAATGGTGACAGCCTGCGCGCCTATCCCAATGGTCAGCCGGTAGTCGCGCAGGAATCTGTCGGTCATTTTTATCGTTTCCCGAGGTTGCGGATGTGGATGAGCATGAATGCGAGGGCGATCATATCAGTTCTCCACGATTTCGAATTTGCGGTAGCCATTGGCGATGATCTCATCAACGACCTCGTCTAACGTTTTCTTGCCATTCAACCCACTTTCGATAATCTCGCGCAGATCTTCCGCCGCGATCTGCTCGGGCGTGCGGATTGGGCGGCACTGAACTGCATGCGCGTACGCAGTGCAAAGACCATTTATGGATGGCTCGCCAACCCAGTCCCACACAACCACGTTGCGCGAAGCGAATTTAATATCCGCCTTATGCCAGTCTCCGCCAGCGCTGACTAGACGCAGCTCGCAAATCCCAACAGGCGGCAGGCCTTCGCCACTCCATTCGGTTGGCTTTGCAATCAGGGTTTGATATTCATACCTTTCGCCGGCTGCTAATGTCCAGCGTCCCCGAGTTTCAGAGAACTTCTGAAACCCCCCATCAGCCGATCGGTAAAAAAGCTCGCTGTTAGGATTCCAAAATTCCGCCCCTTCCGGCGCCTTTCTCCAATCGATCTGGCTCATGCTGCACCGCCTTGCGACTTCAGTCGAGCAACGAACTCATCCTTTGTTTCATCGTCTCGCTGCCATAGCCCACGATGCAGCGCCAGAGCATCAAGGCCTTCGCCTTGTGCGGAAAATACCGGGAAGATAACCGGGTTATTTTTTTGTTCGCAAGCGTCATCAACCGCATTGCGAAAAACCAACGGATCCTTAACCCCCTTCATCACCGCATCATTCCCGCCGCTACCCGAGATGATCACGTCGCCATAGCCAAAGATGCGCCCGAGAAACCCCTGCTTGACCGATACCGATTCGACCTTTGCCAGCCGGATCTCTGCCGTATCGCGCATGATAACGCCCGACTTGCGGATGACGCGCTTGCTGGTAATGCCCATCTCGGTTGAACGGATCTTCAGGTATGCATACAGCAGCAGCATCGCGCTGATCGGCAAGCAGATGATCGACAGCCCGAAGATGACTGCGGCGCAGTAGATGTGGAACAGCGACCACTTGGAGATCTTGCCCTCGGCCAGCAGGGTTTCTTCGGCGGCGAGGGTTTGTTGGATGTAGGAATTTTTCATTTCGAGCGCTCCGAAATCATGGCGTCAGCGATGGAGTAAGCGGCAGTAGCTGTCAGCACGTCAGGATCAATGAGATTGTCTTTGGCGTGCGCGCCGTAACGGGTAATCATCGCGTCATTCGCGAACATGCCAGCGAGCGCATGTCCGGCGAAGTAATCTCGCAGGGACATGCCGTGACCACGATCAGCGTTTTTAATAGCGTCCTCTGTGGCCTTTGCTACATCATCCATCGAGCCTACATTGCTGAAGTCGAGAGGCTGAATAGAAATCTCATATTCAATTTCGCGAGGGAATGCAGACCCACCATTATTCTTGGTACTCATAATTCGTATCCCTATAAGCGCGTCATTGCGCAAACGAATAATCGTACAGGATAATCATTATGTCAAGTCGGAACTTCCAATCCTCTGCGTTCCTGCATCTCTTCGGCAGTCACGAAATACAGCTCGCATCGACCTTCACTGAAATCGCCCAGCCTGAACGGCGCCAACCCACTTGAATCCGTGGTCGACACAAAGAAGTCAAACGGCCAGTTCAGCGACTGGATGTGTAGGCAACCCAGGCTCAGCATGAAGCCGTTGAACCGCTCATTACGCCAGCTCACATCAAACGACCAGAACTCCGACACCTGATAAAAATTCAGGATGATGATGATCTCTTCGTCATCGACCAGCAGCACGTGACGCTGGCTCGGCTCATCGGTGATATCGGTTATCTGAAATGCCATTTTATGAGCGCCCGATAATTGCAGATAAAAGCGACTTCTCTTTCTTGGCGCCAGCGCCATCGCCAGATTTCGGCGACTGCACACCCTTGTCTACCGTCTTGCCAACCTGGCTTTTCACGGCTGGCGCTGGCTTCTTGTAGAACTTCGACACGTCGGAAAACACTGTCTTGGCGATCCTGAACTTTTGCGCGGTCAGCGAGAACGTCAGTGCATTGCGCTGGTTGTCCCGCGTAATCGTTACGTCATTGATCGCCATGCTGTCGTGCAGGCGAAACGGCATGCTGATCGAAACCAGTTGTTTGCCGTAGTGGACCGACTCGATGTAGTCAATGAACTGTTCGCGCAGGCTTTTCGTCCCGGTCTTGTTGCCCGAGAAGTCGCCCGCGTTCATGCCGATCTTGATGCCGTCATTGATGCTGTTGTTGATCGACCGATACCGATCCGCCGCCGAGTCGATCACCTTGTTGACGCGCTGGATCTGCGACACCGTGCGCTTCGGCAGGAACGAATTCATCTGTGCGACGGTTGGAATCCGGCTTTCGGATGCGCTCTGTGGTGGCGGCTGAACGAACAGATCCGCCACGTCTCCGGAGATCGTCAGCTTGATCGGCGCATTGATGAGGTGGTCGCCGATATAGCTTCCGTCCTCGACGACTGATGTCGGTGATGCCGTGCTGTACTGCGCCTGATCGCTGACGCGGGCGAACATGGTGAAACCACCGATGCCGACCTGCTGAGTCGATGCCGAGTCAAGCGCCTGGTCCTGGCCCGCCTTGAATTCCTGAATGGTCATCGGCCACCTCGGTTAACCTGGGTCTTCGCGGTCTTCAGTTGATCTTGCAGCGCGTTATCCACGGCAGCACCAGCGGCTTTCGGATCGCTGCTATACACGTTGATCTGGTTTTGCTGCTCGATGCTGCTGTTGCTCACGCTGCTGCTACTGGCGCCACCAATTGCCACGGCTTCATTCGGGCTCAGGCTGGCCATATCTTCAGGCGAAGGCGCGTCACCGGAGCCAATCAGATCGACCGCCCAATCAGGCAGGATCGACATCGCCCCCTGCTTGATGCCATTGAGAATGTTCCCCCATCCCCATGCCAGGTAATCGAACAGCAGGCCGAATACTCCCTTCACAAAATCAATCCACGATGAGAACGATTGCGATAGAGAGTCAAGCGCACCGTCGAAGTCGCCCTTGAAAAGCTTTATCACGGCATCGAACATGGCGGACCAAGAATCAAACAGTGGCTGCAATACGGCCAATACTGCGTCGACCATATCCATGAATGCATCAACGATTCCATGCATGATCGGCACGATATCGATGCCGAAGAACTCCATGAAGAAATCGGCGATCACAGATTGTCCGCCCTGGAAGGCGGCGATCAGATCATCGACGATCAGTAGTAGCGCAACGATGGCGGCAGTGATCAGCACGACAGGCGACGTGACGAAGCCTAGGATCGCAGCGAATCCACCGGTGGCCAGCTTGGCAACGATGAATGCCGATCCCAGGCCAAGCACAAGCGGAGTCATGCGAACGATGAAACCGGCGGTCGCGGTGATCACCTCGCCGAGATATTGGAGTCCGTTCTTGATCAAGTCTTTGTTGGCAATCAGGAATTCAACGAAGCCATCGGTGATCCCCTGCATGGATGGCGCCAGGTTGATTGCGATCTGCTGGCTGAGTGCGCTGACTGCGAACTTGGCGGTATCCAGTGAGTCTTGGAATGCGGCGGCTTTTTCGGCCTGCTCCGTCGTCACGATGCCAAGTGCTCGAGACTTCTCGACCAGCGTTCCGATCTCTTCGCTCGTCGCATTGAGAAGCTGAAGCGTGGAAGGATCCAGGCCGAGCGATGCGATAATAGATTTCTGAGTGGCCTTGTCAGTGCCCAGCCTTGCGAACGATTCACGCAGATCATTGAACAGAACGTCAGCAGTCTTCACATTGCCGCTGGCGTCCTTGACGCTGATACCGAGGTCATCAAAAGCCTTGCGCCCGCGTCCAAGCCCACGAGCAGCGTCACCCGCTACTTTGGATAGGCCGGACAGGCTTGCTGTCATGGCCTCGGCGCTAGAGCCCGACATCATGGCTGCAAAGCCAAGCTCTTGAATGGCCTCAACAGAGATGCCGGTTTCGGCATTCATGTCGGTCAATGCATCTGCCGCCTCAGTGGTCGAGGCGACAAACGCAAATACACCGCCAGCAGCGCCGATGATTGCCGCACCTACGCCAGCCAATAGCGCCAACGAAAGCTTCAGGTTCTCATTGAACTCACGCTGCGGAGCCAGATCCCCGACAAAGCTGAACTTGCTGACCAGCTCGCTGACTACAGCCATTAGGGATTCTCCATTCTGTGCGCCTGAATGTCGGCGGTGATCTGCTCAAATTCAATCGCGTCAAGAAACTCGGTCGTGTCCATCGCCTCGATTTCGGCCAGGCTGCCATACCCGGCCTTTGCGAGAGCAAACATTGCCATGCGTTCGCCGCTTACATTGGTTTCGACGATGAAGTCTTCTCGGTTTCGCTTGCTGTGGAAGCTGAGGCGATACCTGCGGCGCGAATAAAAGGATAGGACATTACCCCCATGGCAACGCTGAGCAAGCTTACATAGTCCTCAGGGTATTCCTCCCAATGATCGCGAGCCTTGTTGATTGTGACGCCCTCGAAAGAGATGTTGGACCACATTACTTCTTCCACGATTGCGTATTGTGGCGTATCAAGAAAACTGAAATCCTGACCATTGATCTGCCGCTGAACAGACGTGTAGAACGCGAACACCTTCCGCCGCTCGACATGCGTCATTTTGTGAAACTTGTACTTGCGACCATTGACTTCGGCCTCGCCGTCTTCATAGACGGCGCGGACCATGGCCATTGCTTTTTCCCGTTGCTCCTGCATACCCATAAATTACAAGCTCCGTTTCGCGGATCGGAATTGGACGGTGTACTGCATCATCGCATTACCGTCTTGGTTGTTCTTGGTTTGCGTCGGCAGCGTGGTGATACTTCCTGCGTCAAGGTTCCAGCTCTCAATTCCCGCGCCGCCGTCGATGGTGTAGGCTTCTTTTGCCGAACCCTCGAATACTGTCGGACCCTCGGCATTGATCTGGCTCAGCATGAATACGTCATCTGGGCTGTATTTTTGCACAGAGAATACGCAGTCATGAACATCCTTATCCATGCGATCGCCGATGGTTACGCCACCGTCCGCCGAGTTTACCCGCGACGTATGTGCATTAACCGGGGTCAGCGTCAGGTAATCACCCTCGGCAAAGCTCTTGAAGGTGTAGTCATTGAGGATCAGCGTTCCGCTGCCTACCGCGATGGTAATAACACTCATTGGTCAGCCCCTCACAGGTTGAAATTGATGATGATGTCAGCCGAGTGAATCGCACCGGAGTTCTTTACGGCAATTTGAATAGGCGGAGATTTGCGCGCCTGGCGATCAGATTGCGGCTGATCTCTCAGTAGGCCGGCAAGCACATAGAAACCGAATTGTTCAATATTGCGGTTGAACGTATTGATGTTGCCGAAGGTGTCCGAGCTGGACCAGCTGCCCGGAGAGAACACGTTGGCGCGCACGAATCCCCGGCATGTTTTTTCATTGGCGGCAACCATTGTGTTCACATCGCGAGTAATCTGCGCAATTTTTGTTCCGGTCTGCTTCAGAACATTGAAGTTGTCCGTCTGGATAGCGTCGATGAACGCGATGATGTTGTACACGTTGTCAACGAAATCATTCGCGCCACTGGTCAGCACGACTGGGGTATCTTTGATGGTCGTGTAGATGTCCAGGCCGACACGCTTCGCCGAGTCGATCTCGGTCTGGCTGTAGGACTCGGCAGGAACGCTCAATTCCTTGAGGTTCATGGTGATCGCTGAGTTCTCGGCGTTGAAGTTCACGGTGTGCGTGCGCGCCATGTAGGTCGCCGCCATCAGCCGGTTGCCTGCCTTGCTGTACAGGCAGCGGAAACTTGTTTGGCTGGCCAGCTTGACCGCCCAAACCGGGTTGGATGCCGATACCGCGAAGTAGCTGGAGCCGGTGAAGACGTTGTAGATGATGGTCTGGTTTGCGCCAGCCCATGCGGCTAGGGTAGGAACCTCGGCATCCAGAACTATGTCGGTGAAGACCGCGCCCTTGATGTTGACCAGAGCCTTCAGTGCGCTAATCGATTCGACCTTGGTTTCGATTGGCAGCACAACCGATGCGGCGCCCTGGGTCAGGGTGCCACCGGTGCCGCTGGACATGGTCAGCAGTGCGCCGATGAAGGTGCCGGATGGGCCAGGCGACATGTAGGTCAGCAAGCTGGTTGCGCCAGTTGTCGAGCTGGTCACGGTCAGATAACCGTTATTGTGCGACACGACCGCGCCAGTGATAGCGGTATCGAGAACAGCAGCAACGCCATCCAGGGTGGTTACCGCGCTGAAGTCCAGAGATGCAGCCACAACCGGGGTCGCGTCAACGGTGATGTTGAAGCTGCCATCGGTGATGGTCTGGAGCTGAGAAATGATTGTGGCTTCGACCAGTTGCGTGCTGCGCAGAGTCGCTGCGGTTGCCGGAACGGTCTCAGCGACGGCGCGATGCAGGCCGATGATCAGCGAGCCACCGAAGTTGATCGGGTTTGGCCGCGTACCGAAGACCGTCTGCGCATACTGGGTGGTGATCGAAGCTGTGCCGAAATCAGCCTCTACGGCAGCAGCATCACGATAGCTACGGAATCGCTCCGCACTGGTGATCACGCCGGTTTCGCTGGTCAGTACCGCGACGGTGTTCATGTTGTCGCGCTGAGCAAGCTGCCCCTCGGGAATCAGCGCGACGTTGATCACGTTCGTGATGCTTGCGTTATTGCTCATAGATCAAACCTCGTTCGCCGATTATGCGAAGTTGTGCAGTGTCGATACGCAGTATATCAACAATCAAGGACGGGCTGTAGTGGACTTGGCATTCTAGTTGCATGCGTTCGCCGTACTGCTGGCCGGTCAACTGCTTGACGTTGGTCGCTGCGCCCGGATGGAAAACAGTTATGTTCAGGTCGCGCTGTATATCAAGAGATTTTTCAGTGCGAGCCATGATCCGAAAGTCACGGCAAAGGATGGCGGCAGTCGGGCCGTAAAAATCAAACGTAAAAGCTCTGGATACTAGCTCTGAATACTGCATTTGCTCGTTGACTTCATCGTACTTGGTTGAGCTGGCCAGCGGCACGTCAGGCGACAGAGAATCAACCACGATGTAGGGCTGTTCGAACTCCTGGCGATTGAAGTTGACGCGGCCAGCCTTGATGAATTGCTCTGGATGGACAAGCAGGTCACGCACGTAGCGCTGGAGCTGAATCAGGATTGGCTCTGTCATGGCGTAGCCACCAGCGGCTGGAGTTTCGTTTCTTCGCCTACAGCCTCGGTATATCCGTACTGGCCATAGCCCTTACGGAATGGCACCAGCTTGAAATCGCGGCCATCCCATTCAACGTATTGACCGATAGCCATGGCCGAGACGCTATGGATCTGGATGTACTCAAGGGAGAAATCAATCTGCTCGACCTTGAGCTTTTCCGGGTCGGCTGGCTGGACGACTGCAACGATGTTCTCGACAACAATTGTCGTGGTCGGCACGAAGTCAACAGTCGTTTCGGTGACCGTCTTCAGCTTGATCGGCTGCGACCATTCGGTCAGGACGTCGGACATGTCGGGGAGCATTGATTAGCCCTCGCCGACGCCGGTTGTGGAGTTTGCACTATTCATTATTCAACCACCCAGGTAATGGAGTTCCGGAGCAATCCGGTGTCGATCAGAATACCAGAAGAACCCTTGGCATCCTTGGTTGATTGCGTAATGTCCGGCCACTCGCCGTAACCCTGCGTTTTGAATGCGCCTTTGCTGATGTTCACGGCTCCTACGCCAACGCGGCCAAGTGCGACTTCAACATCAAGGCCTTTCTCTAGCACCAATTTGAATTGGCCGTCGATCAGCTTCTTGATGTCCGCTTGTTTCTCGATGAATGGAGCCCGCAGGAATGAGCGCATCGGCGTGAACTGAGTTCCGTACTCATGCCATATGCCGACCTCAAGGACTGTCGGCGCTGATTTGTCGCCATCGGATTTATAAGCCTTGCTGGTGGCAGACTCGCCCTCAGGCAAGCCGACCTTCACGACCGCATTCTTGGCGCGCTCCATGGCGGCTAGCTGCTTTTGAGCCAGCGCCAGAACGTCCTTGGGCGTCATACAAAGCGAGCCCCGACACGGCGACCGGTGAGCAGCCAGTAAACCTGGCCGTAACGAGTGGTGTTGTACCAAGAGGCCAGGTTGCTCGACTGGGTAGCCGATGCCTCATAGGAAACTGAGACGCTGCCGACAGACTTGCTGGCAACGTTTCGAGATGAGCCAGACCCAGGTAGTGACGCCAAGGTCAGAAGGTGGGCGATCAGATTAAGGATCGCCTCCTTGGTTGAATCGCTGTATTGCAGGCAGGTGTAATAAATCCAAGTCGACGCGACTTCTTCAACCCATGGGATCGATGGAAAGCGGGCCTCGAAGTCGGTCTGGATAGTCATTATTTAACCTTCAACCTTGAGAATGCCCAGGTCAACACCGCGCTTGATCTTCGCGTACAGACGCGGATCAGCATCCAGCTGACGCTCGGTAAACACCGCCAAACCGTAGCTTCCCAGACCCAGAACTTTCATCGGGTTGGCTTGCAGATTGATAACAGTGACCGATGACTCGACTGGCTCGACATCATCGGATGCGCGACCATCAGCTGGGGCGCGAGCCTCGATTGCGGCCTGAATCTCTTCGTTGCCCCTGGCCATTGCTTCGGCGGTGGCTGCATCGACAACTTCTTCAGCGACTGGCTGAGCTTTCGCTTGCTTATCAGACTTGCTCACGAGCAAACCCTCCAAAATAGGCGGCGCATCCTTGCGCCTAGGGAATCAGAGACCGGTCAAAGTAGCGGCGGCGCCGTCTTCGATCACGTCCAGGCCAGCGATGGAGAAGTACGACTCCATGTAGTACTTGAAGCCACGCTGGTCGATGCTGGAGATCTCAAGCGGCACCGGCAGACGGAACTGCATGGCACGACGGTTTCGCGAGAACGCGATAGTGGTCGATGTCACGGCAGCCTGACCAGCTTCGGCCCGATTGGTCATGCCGAAGGTCACGCCAGGGAAGTTATCCTGCAATGCGCGCAGCACGCTGGAGCTGCCAGCAGCGGTGTTCAGGATCTTGGTCGTGGCGATGTTGTACACGGACCATGGCATGGTCACATGATCAGCCTTGTAAGCTGGCACGTTGAACACGTTCGCCCACTGACGGTTGATCAGGTCGGCGATCTCCTGATACAGCTCGGCACCAGTTGCGGCCGCGGCGGTTACTGCCGAGGTGTCGGTATCCCAGCCGGCGTAGTTCAACAGGCCGCGAGTTTTGAACGAGCCGTCGGAGCGAACCTGGCCGACATAGCCGATGGCGTCGATCTTGCGGTTGTACAGCTCGTTGTGCGCTTCCATGAACCGGCTTGGCAGGTTCACGTTTTGCAGCTCGGCCTTCTTCAGCTCGATTTCCAACCAGTCGGACTCGGCATCCATAGTGAAAACCGGGATGCTGTCGTCTTCACCTTCCAGTGTGATCTTTCCGGTGGTGTTGGTGTTGGTGCCGGCTTCACGGAAGTCGCCAGCGATGGCCAGCTTGATCTTCTTGATCGTGTCGGCATAACCGCCTTCATTGTTGACAACGATGCCTTGCATCAAGAAGGTCAGCTCAGGGTATTCCTGAGTGAAAATCTCGGTGCTGAGGTGTTCCAGGTTGCGCGCCAGGATGATGCCACCGGCGTCGGTGAACTTCTTGGCGTGCGCAGCCTTGTCCTCGAAGGACTTGATGTTGTACAGCTTGAACGGATCAGGCTTGATGATTTTGCTCATGACTTAAACCCCGGTCAGGTATTTTGGAATCAGCACAAGCCAAGTGCCGGGACGTTTCGCTTCCCAGAACACGCAGCCAGGGACGATGGCATTGTTGGTTGCGGTTTCGGTCGCCTTGCCCAGGTTGGCGCCAGCGGTATTCACCGCATAGACCTGCTGGAATCGAGCCGGAGTATCGCCCGCCAGGACTTCCACGCTGACGAAACCGAAGTTCACGATCTCGGCCACTTGGTCAGGCGCGATGCCCAGCTTGGTGTAGGTCAGGTTTTCCAAGGCGCTGGAGATCTTGCGGCGAACAACGCCAGCGATCACCGGGGTCGCCGAGGTGTCGAGCAGGTCAATGGATCCTGCGTCGTACTTGACGAAGCGGCCAGGCACCAAGCCTTCTTCCCAGACGTCGAACGCAGAGCAGTTATAAGGCGACGCGGCGATGAACTCGCCAGGCATCAGGTCTGGTGGAGTGGTTACAACAGCTTCATTAAAGGCCATGATTTATTCCTCGGCGCCGATGGATTTTTTCAGGCGCGCAGTCAGACTGGTTTCATCTGCCTTGTGATCGCCGAACGTTTTGTATTCGCCACCGGATTTCTTCAGCAGCTTGAAGGCAACGGACAACTCGGCGTCCGCGAACTTCTGCGAGCCATGCTCGACAGCCAGGGCGTCACGCATCAGTTGCGCGGTCGACTTGTCAGCAAAGCTGTAAGTTTCTGGCAGAATGGTGCGAGCCTTGTCGATGACAGAGGCGTGGACCTTGACGGCCTCGCCAATCGCAACAGCCATTTTGTCGGCGAACTTCTTGCGCAGAACCTTGCGAGCGGAGTCAGTCACCTTGACCGGATCACCGCCAGCAGCGTCGGCACTTTCGTCCATCAGCTTGTCAGCGTCTTCGTCGGTCATAACCGGCAGCTCTTCGACAACAGGTTCTGCGCCTGGAGCTTCGACGCCGGCAGCTGTTGCGGCAGCCATGACTTCTTGCAGGGCTGGCAACAGCTCGGCGAGCTTGTCGGCAGGTACGTTTTTGATCGCTTCCGGCAGGCCAGCGGCCAGCTCAACGATCTGCGAAAGGCTCAAAGAACCTTCGGCGTCCAAGAACGCCTTATGCAGCTTTTTCATAGGCCTGTTAGCCTCCGGGGTTGGTTTGCGGTCGATGAAGCGGCAACCAGTGCCACAACGTCCATCTGTCACAGTGGCCAGGTGCGTTGGCACCAGATCACGCTGTTCGAAATCCCACTTGGCGTGAGGAATCAAACGACCCTCATAGCCAAGGGATAGCTCATCCTTACCGCTTTCGATCTCAGCGAGCATCGCAGGATCAAGGGAGAGCTTGTTCTGGATGGCCAGGGTTGAACTGGTGGCGTCATCGAATGCATCGATCAGGGACGCCGATTCAACGCGACTCGGAATGTTGTCAGGTTCGGTGCCTGGCTCGATATGGTCGCTGATCACCGGGATACCAGGCATCTGCGCGGCCAGGCTGGCGATGGTGGCTGGCGACCGGTAGACGTAGAAAATCCTGTCGGCTGGCTCCATGCCCAACTCACTGCCCAAGTATTCCAAGACGCCATCGCGCACAGAGATAGCCGTCTTCAGACTGCCATCATATGTCGCCGCGTCGCTGAACTTGAACGTAGTCATTATCTTGCCTTGGCACGAATCTTGCCGAATTGTAAACCCTGATTGATGGCAAAGCAAATATTGTGCCGAGGTGAAATTTCGGGCAAAGAAAAGCCCAGGTTAAGGGGCTTTTGGTGGCGTAGAGTTTACTCTTTCGCACCCTTCAATCAGTGCGATCCTCGAGTGAAATGCATTCTTTGGTCTCTTAAGCACTGCTCGTGCCCGAACATGGATAGGCCTCCCTCGAAGGTAAAACTGTCCCTGCCGAGTAACGGTGAATAGTACGCTTTCTGAATTCTCAGCGAGAAAACCTCTACGCATTTTCCTCCGCAGGCCTCGCAAACTCCGAGGCGCTCTGAGCCACTTCCTGTACTCTTGAGGGTTATTTTAAACTCAGGCCTCCCCATCTTATTTCCCCTCTTCGATGTCTACGAACCAACCGGCCGACACGTTCATGATTTTTGCCATTACTGGGCCTGCATACACAACGTTGACCAAGTTCATCGACACAAAGTCAGCGCTGTATTTTTCAATCATGTACTGAGTAGCTTCTTGTTTCGTGCTGAAAATTTTCATGATCGTCTTGCTCCGTTGTTCGTTTCGATGGAGCAAGACTATCCCGAGATAATAACTATGTCAACAGCATAATGGTTATTTACGGCCTCTCTTCAATCACCAGATTGTAAACCCCCGTGCAATCACCGCTCACACCCGTCATTCGCGCCAGAACCGCATAGTACGTTCCAGGCGGCCGCCCCTTCTCAGACACTGCGCCAAGTCCAACACTAGACTGCTGAGCTGTCGCTCCAGATGTCCTGACCCTCAACGGGGTGAGTGGGCGCTGGCCAACGTTAGGAGTGAATGTTCCGCCAGAAGAGATAAGAGATTGAAATACATAGGCTGGCTCTTCGGTCATGCCGTTTTCAGTAACCGGGGCATAGGTATCACCGAACACCCCGCCCTCGACACCCTGGCTGGCTTGGTAAGTTCTTAGCGTCAGGCCGCCCTGATCCACGCTAAGAAAGTGGGCATGAATAATGAAATTCACTGGAATGACCAGCTTAAACACAAGCGGAGTGGCGGCAATCGGGTTGGCCGTAGCGAATTCGTAACTCAGCGCCCACATGCGACGACCAAAAAAACCAGTCTGGCCTTGGTCGACGCGAAGTCTACGAACAGGCCCGTTGCCCTTATCAGTGAGCAGGTCGAAAATCGGAATAAGTACGGCCTGGCTTGATACCCACAAGATCGGGATCTGGCCGCCGACAAGACCTGCAAATGTAACCCGAATAAATCTGATGGCGCCATCAAATGAAAAGAATGCATTGCCGGTGGTTACGTCAACGTTCTGCCCAAGATTCACCGCATCCCAGGTGGATGAGCCTATTGCCTGGACCTCAACCGTGACAGTTCCAGCGGATGGCGCGACATTGAACGACAGAGCAACGGCATAGCTTCTGATCGATCCGTCTATCACGGGAATTATCTGAGGGCCATTTGCGGCCTGAAGCTTATGGCTGGTTGTCATTCTTCACCTTCCTCTGGAATGATCATCGTGTACGTGCAGCGGCAATTGTAGTCGGTGCCTGGCAACAGGTATAGGCCATCAACCGAGGAATAGAGCCCTTCAGCAAGATCGAACTCCTTTCCCTCCCTATCCTCATGTGATGGCCGAACCCGCTCATCACCAGCAGTCTCCCAGATGGCCTTGGTGATCCCCAGGTTCTGCGCCCGGATCTTGGTCGTGATCGAGTTGTAGTTCTGAACCTGATTGCGAGCCAGGAACTTGGCATTGTTCTTGCGCTCGCTGACGACGTCATCAAACTGGCTGACGATGGTATCGAGCGATTCACCCTGACTCATGGCGAACAGCGTGTTGTTCGTGAACTTCTGGAAGGTGTCATCACGCAGGGTCTTGATCCACTGCGATGTCTCGGCGACCAGCGCATTGGTGGTCGACTTCATGCCCTCCTTTGCGATCAGGTCGGTAACGTTGATTCCGGTTTTTGCGGCGACTCGCTTATAGAATTCCTCCTTGGACTTCTTGTCCAGCTTGCCGAGCGCCTTCTGACTGATGGTGTCGATGCGCTCATTGCTGAACTGCTGAAGCAGCTTTTTCGCGGCTGCATTCGACAGCTTAAGCAGGATTGATGCGAAGTTGCCGGTTTGGGCGTCGGCAAACTTCTCAACCGTCCTCGCCTGAAGCTGGCCAAGCACCTGATTCTGAAATCGCTGCGCCATCTGCGCGATCATGAATTCAAGCATGTCCGCGAGTTCGTTCTCGATGCCTCGTGGTGACTTCGGCGCCTTGATCGGCGTAGGCTTGGCAGCTGTTATCTGGCGCTTCATGGTTGCAATCCAGTGGTCAGATCATCAGCCGGATCATTGGTTTCAGTTGGCGGCGCAAACAATTTCTCCCACGGGTCATCCTTGATGATGTCGTGAGTGATCAGGTATTCGCGGTAGTCCTCGCCCAGCGCCTCCAGCTTGACGGCGTTGTCGATCACCTTGGTTTCGAAGTCCATGCGCTCGGTCGCGGTGCCGCCCTGGTTCTCCTTGAAGCAGACTTCGTCGATGCCGTAATGACGGCACAGATCGCGAATCGGGTCTTCCAGATAATCGAACTGCAACCCCTCTACCATGTCTTGGAAAGACTGGCGCTCTTGGTTGCCCGTACTGTTCAGACCTTGGACGGACTCGCCGACCAGCAGAGGAACCGGGATGGATGTCACAAGGGCCAGGCGTCGAATGGTGATGTTGTCGACTGCGTCCAGGTTGGTCAACGTCTGCGCGATGCTGACCACATCGTCTTCGCCATCGATCAGGCCGTCACCGTAGATGCCGCGAACCTCGGCAAGCTTGGCGTAATAGCTGATCAGGTAGTCATCATCGCCGCAGCGCACGGCATCAGCGAAGCCCTTGATCTTGTGGAACAGCGTCGAGTTCTTTTCGAGGATCGCACCGCTTGCCCGTTCAACGATGCCGTCGTTGATGAGTTGCGTGTGGATCATTTCGAATTCGCTGATGCCGCCGTAACGATAGGTCGGCAGGTCAAGCTCTGGGGGTGCGTAATAGGTGAAGTCTATGACCCTCGACCAGTGGAAGGACTTGCCGCGCACGCTGTAGGTCTTCGGCTTCTGGTAACGGATATCGTTCAGGTCAATGCTGACATTCATCGGCGTGACCATGTCGCCGCTGAATACGTCGAGCTTTACCTTGGCGATGTCCAGCGTGCCAGTGAGCGGCTTCGACAAATCTGCGCCGCGCTCATTCAACAGGATGATCCCGCGACCGAAGCCAAGCATGAACTTTGACGCCTTCTTCACGGCTCGCTGCAATCGGCGCTTGTAAAGCTCTTCGTCCTTGTCGTTCTCGAACTGGAGCGTGTCATTGAGCGCGTAACCAGTTTTGATACTGATTATCTTGGCGCCTAGGCCTGTCTTGAAGATGGCGCGAAGCTGGGTGTCATCCAGGCGAGTCGAGGTAATTACGTTGGTCGCAACAGCAGACCGGCGATTGGCCAGGCCGTTGACGATGTTCGTCATGCCGTCCCGGAACTTTGGCTTGCCATTACCGCCGCGCTTCTTGTTGCTCATAGCATGCTTCTCCAATCTCGCTTGCCCTGGTTCAGGACGTTATCGATGGCGTCCATCGTTGGGTCGATCTGGTCATCATTGCTGCCTTTGGGGAAGGCCGCGAACTCGGACAGGTAGTCAGAGAGCCATGGCGCGTTGCGTGGCAGCAGTACGTTCCCTGATTGTATCAGGGGGATGGCGTCCATGGCTCGGGTGATTTTGTCAACAGATCGCTGGATGCCAAGAATGGGGATTCCCTCCTTCTTCAGCGTCTGGATCAGGCCGGTTCCGCTTGCCTTGTCTTCGACGTTGAATGACCTAAGCGTTCCAGTCGCTTCGCCCTTGTGCTTGGTCCAGAATGCCCGCGCCTGGGTCAGCAACTCCGGAGCCTCCCACTTACCACGGATCTGATCGACCATGACGGCCTGTCCTTCAAAGGATTCGCCCCAGCATTGGAACACGGAATAATCGTTTTGCTCTTTGGTCTTGAGCGCGGTGTCGCCGAATATCGCCCGCCATTTCAGTTTTGGCAGCACGTCATAGAATCGGAATTCATCCGTCTTGAACATGTTGCCGCCGAGCGCGACGGGAGACTGCTGATACATCGCCGACCAGAAGTAATCGGACATGATCGCTTTCGTTTCGAGCAGTTTGTCGAGCGGGTGCAGATCAGGGACCAGCGCGCCTTCACGGCGGCTCGGATCGTATCCCTTCTCGCCTGGCAGGTTGACCGCGACAAACTTCAGGTGTTTGGCTTTCGCGTTGATGTTCAGGATGCGGCCTGACAAGTCGTCAGTCGCCCAGCTGGTGGCCATGATGATCTGGCCGCTGTTCTTGCTGAGGCGCGTCAGGAAGGTGGTGATATACCAGTTCCAGATGCCGTCCTTGATCGTCTCGCTAAGCGCCTCTTGGGCGTTCTTGATCGGGTCATCGATCAAGCCGATGTCCAGGCGCTTACCAGTTAGCGGGCCGCCGACACCTTGGCCAACATATCGACCTTTGCGCCCAACGATCTCAAACACGTCGCTGTTACGCTTGGCTTCCACGTCCACAGTAACGGCGCGCTTGGCACTCAGCGAGGCGCCAGGAAACAGCCGGTGATATTCAGGGCTGAGCATGATCCGCTGAACATCGCGGTTCATGTCGGTAGCCAGGTCTTTCGAGTAGGACAGGCCGCCAATGGATAGATCAGGCGATTGGCCGAACAGGAATGCAGGGGCGTACCGGCTGACGATATCCGACTTGCCGTGTTGCGGCGGCGCCTGGACAACCAGCACCGGACGCAATCCAGCCTGCTGATCAACGAAGAACTGATCCAGCGCCGCGCACAACTCCTGCGCAAACTCGCTGACGATGTATTCAGGGTTGATATACAGGATGAAGTCTAGAAGGCCCCTGCGAGCCTTCCTGCGCCTAAGCAGCTCTTGGGCCGCCAGTTGCACTGGTGTCATTCGTCTTTCGCCGAAGAGCCTGCAATCAGCGCCATCAGAGCCTCATCAGAAAGCTCGCTGACATCCTTGGTCAGGATTGGTCCGCCGCCAGGTCCTGCATGTTCGAATTTCTGTGCCGCCTCCCATCCTCCCATCTTGGCGAGCTGGGCAATAGCCGCGACCTTCGAATGCTGCTTGATCTTCGGGCCATTCTTGCCGACTTCAAGCTCAGAGATAATCATTAATTTCTCTGGATCATTCGCTTGTAGGTCTTCGTCGATCAGCCAGGTCGTCTGATGGATGTCGTCGCCTGTCTCGGCGTTTTGGCCGACATGCGAGGTTTTGAACTTGACGATGTCCGTGAGGTTGCCTCGACCTAGGGTTGTGAGGATTTTCATGGCTTCTTCGCGGGTCATGATTGCATCAGAAACAGCTTGCACTTTCATGGAATCCATGAAGGCTTTCACGTTAGGATTCCTGAGGATCTCTGATGCGCAAACGTCCGTGTTGTTCTCGGTCGTATTGGCTTTGCCTCCCGCCTGGATGTAGGCCGCACGCTGACTCATGCCCGCAAGCACGTTCGTGGCTACCCGCTGCTGTAGCTGCGTCAGGTTATCGAATAAAGCTTGCTGCTCAGCGTTCATGGTCTTCCCATCCTGTCCGTATGCCAAAACTATATCACGCATCCGGAAATGAAAAAGCCCCGCGTGGTTTAGGTGCGGGGCTTTGTGTTGCGCCGAAGATTTGAGCTTACAGACTAGCGTCAACGCAGAGGCTTATCGGCTTTTTGCTCCACCAGAAGCTAACAGGATTTCAGGTCCTGCGCTGGCATTGTCGCTGGTGGGTGATGCAGTTGCTGCGTGCTCGTTGGCGCACTCATCTGCATCGGGAAATGGCTAGGGGAATCGAACACCCTGTTAACCTTGTCGGCTGCCCTAGGCTTGGCTGATCAGCTCCAAACCTTTTGCCACTGGACGAAGCCACTTCCCGATAAAGACGATTTCCGCATCTGCGGGCTGGCGACTACATCCGCGTCTTAAGCCTCTCTTCGCCACCAGCGAGACAACTGGCATACAGGTAAGCGGACCCTTGGCTAAACACATTCATCGCATTGCGCTATCAGGAGAGAACGGCCTGAGTCATTGCAAACAGATGCGAAGTTTACCGATGTGTCTGACGGCTATTGCGGCGGCGCTGGTTGATAACTATATCATAGCGAATCTACTTCTCAATGCGCAAGCGATTCTTGGATCATCTTGCATATCGGCGAAAACGAGTGCGTGCCGATGCTTGCATGCTCTCCATGCTTCATGAGCCGCTTCTGGAGTCGTGAACACTCCAAGGCTTTCATTCCTTCTCGACCACGGGTTGCTGCATGAAGCTCTGAAATTTCCATTCCCATTGATGCGACTAACACCCAAAGGATAAGCGCCTCTGTCGGCGCGGCGATCAACCAAGAATAAATTCAGCCTTGACTCGACGAATACACAGGTTTCATCGCTATAGACTTTGTTTCCAGGAAAGAGAATATCCTTATCAAGACACTTTCCCTCCCAGTCTTGATTGATCATCCATTCGGTAAACGCTGAAAGCTTCAGCCATTTCTCGGAAACGGAGCAGCCAACATATGCAGGGTATCTTGATTGATAGGATGCCGAGTAGCACCTGGAGAGCATATCTCTCCATGCTCTATAGAATGGGCAGATCCAAACATTAATCTGCTTTCCGTCGTCTAAAACTCTAGTGGCAATCGTTTTGTACTCGACATCTTTTATGCCAATGCCGTAGATAAGTTTACGAGTATTCATTATTCGCTCCAGTCCAGAGGAAGTCGTGGGTTTGCGGAAGCCAGTGACTAGCTGACGTTCGGATGCCTCCTATCCGCGCAAGAATCATCTCGCACCAAGCAAACTATGTCAACACTCTGTCAAAAATGATTTTGCATAACCAGGGCCGGATCTATGCCGTTTTGCAAATCCTGACTTTTGGGTAAGGAAATGAGGTGAGTCTATTTGAGTCTGCTGTGAGTCTGGTCATTAGACTCAGGTCTAGGCCACGGCTTTAAAGGGCTGGAGGCCATTTGAGTCTAATGAGTCTAATTTTCCCGATGCGCGCATTTTTGGAAAATCGGCCCAGGTTGACATCTGGTTAAAAAATGATCAGAAAAAGTGATTTTTAAAAAAAGTAGACTCATTAGACTCAAACCACCTGTAAGCCACGTATTTCGTGGCCTGGAGTTGAGTCTAATGATTAGACTCAGACCAGACTCAATTAGACTCAGATGATCCTATCTCAAGCGTACTCAAATATCGCTCAAGCGTAAAATCAACACGCTTGACGCTCAAGCTCTGCTCAAATATGATCTCAACGTCAACTCAACATTGGAACGCAAAATAATGGATATTCAGCAGGGCATCCCGGTGCCTCCATCGAAGCAAAGCAAATACAATTTTGACAGCTGGAAGGTGGGCGATAGCATCCTGCTCCAAACCCTTGAGGCTGCAGACAGCGCTCAAACTTCAGCGAAATCCTGGGCTGACCGCAGGGGTAACGGCGCAAAATTCACGCGCCGAACAGTAGAGGACGGCATCCGCCTTTGGAGGATCGAATAGATGAATTCTCCAGAAGAAAGAATCGCAGTGCTATTAGATGTCGGCGGCATTGATATCAGCTCAGCCCCGCAGCTTGAGTTGCCGCCAATCGACAAATATCTTGATGCAGTAATGCCCGACGAAGAGGACTTCGAATTCACGGCGTTCGATATCGGAGTAGTTCCTGCTCAGCCGATTCCGCATCACAAGGAAGTTGCAGCGCCGGATATAAAGCCGAAAGCGGTGACGCCTTATAAGCGCAAGAAAGTTGAAGCAAAGTTGCCGGACGATGAATCGCTTGAGGCATTTATTCAGCTTCCTGATTCGCTCATGAATACCGTGATCGGCAGACTTGCCAAGGTTATCGCCGACTGCGTTGAGTTCCCCGAGGCGAGTACTTTCCTTTCTCTGCTGGGCTCTGCAAGTGCTGCGGTCGCGGCGAACTATGCGGTCCAGTATCGGACTGGCTCGCCTATCACGACCGGCCTCTATGTGATCGTTGAGCAGCCACCAGCGACGCAGAAAAGTTACATCCTGGGCATGGGTATGAATCCGTATTCAATGGCCATGGGTGAGCACAACAAGCGCGTCAAGTCGAAGATCCGCGAGGCTATTGAGCGCGCTGGAAAGGATGACGAAGTCAATGCGCCGAAGTACGGGTTTGTGGTTGCTACCGATGCGACGTCGGCGGCGATGGACAAGCACCTGGCTGAATGCTCAGAGGGTCGGTTCGTCATCGCATCAGCTGAGCAGTCGGCTTTGATCTCGCTGTTCCCTGAGAGCAACAGCTTTGCTAGTACAAACGAGCTGATTCTGAAGGGGTACGCTGGCGAGTATGTAGCCGGCATGCGTGGTGGCCGCTCGGCGTTCTCTGGCATGGCTAATGGGAGCGTTGTGCTGATCGCTCAGAGCAACACCAGTCGTCGCGTCCTGAAGGCATCAAACGGCTCAGGGATGGCCGAACGATTCATCTTTATGGCAGAGCCAAGCAACCTGGGCTCCAGAAATTTCGAAGGCGGATTTCCGACAACGGAAGAGCGTCGTCCTTTTGAGTCTGCGGTTCGCGCTTGCGTCGGCGAGTATTCGAAGCGTGTCCTGGCTGGTGATGGCGTGGTGATGGACCCTGAGAATCTTGAGCAGTTGCGGGCCAGTGCGCACGGCTACCAGATGATCAAGCAAGCCAGGAAGGATATGGAGCCGCGCTTGGGTGAGCTTAAGGATAGCGGTGACATGGTTCTACTGTCCTGGCTTGGCAAGTTCGAAACGCATGCGCTCAAGGTGGCTTCAGTTCTTCACGTCTTCGAATGCCTGGGTAACGGAGCCTCAGTTCCAAACGTGATCCCTGATAAGACACTGGATGCGGCCATGGAGTTCGTCGAGATCATCAGTGATCACATGGAGCAGTTGCTGCGAGATGCTGGCGAGTCAGGCAATGAAGCCGAGGAAGAGTCGGTTATCCTGACTATAGACGGGCGCAAGTTGTCGGTTCGAACCATCGTCCAGCGACTACGCAACAAGAAGCCGTTCAGCTCCATGGGCAAATCCGGCTATAAGGCAGCAGAGCGTCGCGTCGCCAGGATGATCGAGGCCGGATCACTGGTCATCGGCACAGATGGAAATGTGAGCGTCGTATGAATATTCAGGAGGCCATCTACAACGTCTACGGCATCAAGCTGAGCGTCACGCAGAGCCAGTGCCTCCGCAGGGTATTCAAGATCAACGAGCTGCATAATGGTTTTCTGTTTGTCATCGGTAAGAATGCCTGCTTCGGCTCGCATATCGAAGGTGAATTCTTCGTTCTGAATGAATCCGGGCTGTTTCGGAATCCGCTGTCGCAGAAGGAAAGCTCGAAGATCAATCACGAATGGCTGATCTGGGAAGCCGCCAGGTCAATGCTGGAGCGTGGCGAAAGACTCAACCGTGTAGATAGCGAGCGATTGGCGCTTGCCGTGCAGAGGCTTGAGGCGTGGTTGTGACAGGAGAAAATAATGGATATTGAAAATGCAGTACACGAAGCGAAATTGTTGATCAATCTTATTGATCGTGACCCTGGGCAGTTCCTGTGCTGGGAGGATGCCGTACCATTGGTTGAGGCGCTGGGCGGAAAACTCGAAGTAGCTAGAGATTGCCAGCACGGCCCTACACTATTTTTATACATCGCAGCGCTTATGGTTCGCAAAGACAGGAGCACCAAATAATGAATATCGAAAACCAGAAGTTTGATGAATGGCGCAATGAACAAATCTCATCGCTTATTCGAATGGGCTACCCGGATGCAGCAAAAGCTTTCCGCGAACTTGGATCGATACATTGGGCCGGATGGCAGGCAGCCTGGATCGCCTCCCGCGCAGCTATCGAGGTGGAGTTGCCCGCCGAAGATCCGCTGGGCAAAGGCCCAGGAGATTGCGAAGGTGGCCTGCCGAGTTTCGAGCAGCATTGCGCGGCTGAGTGCAATGCATTATTGGCTGACTGTCGGCAAGCCATCGAATCCCTCGGCCTGAAGGTGAAGCCATGAGCTACTACTACCCCGGAACAAATGCGATTGATCATACTAACCGCCTAGGTTTCGCCAAGATGCCAGCCGGTTATGTCTTGCTTCAATTAGACTCTGGGCACTTCATGTGGCATCACCCTGAAAGCGATGATGATTCTTGCATCCACTGGGATAAATGGGCTAGCTATCGCGGCGCTGTCGCTGATGCTGCGCGGAGAAATTCATGCTCATCTTCGACCTAAAATTCACCGACGGCAAAGCCTGCCGCTACCTATGCCCAGACCCTGAAGCTACCGAGCAGACCGAGCGTGCGGCCCTGGAGGCGATCTTCTGCGGTCGCCTTGAATCCGATGGTGCGGATCATCGCACCGCCGCCTGAGAAGCTGCCATGGGAGCAGCAGCGCAAAGGGCTATGGACTCTCGGCCTGTTCATCCTGAAGCGCCTTGGTGGTGACGAATTCCAATGCTCCTGGCCAGGCGGCGAGGTCGTCGGCGACAAGGATGAGATTTCCGCTACCGTTCGGTTACATTGGGCTGAAGGTTGTTGACATAGTTATTATGCAGGGCTACAGTTCAACCGTAGAAACAAATCCATGACAGGAGCCAAGAAAATGAACAACGACAAATTCAGCGACGGCAGACGATTGATGGTTCAGCCAAGCACCAGTCAGCCGACCACCATAGCCCAGCAAGCCCTTGAATCCCGTGACGCCTACGAATTCTCAGTTATGTACGCAGCCTACAAAGGCATGCCGTCGCCAATGATCAAAGTGTTCCATTTCGAAGACGGCAGCTATCTATCCTTCAATGTGACCTACACGCCTGCCGAAGCGGGAAGGACATTTCCATGCGCGCCAACAAATGGGATCTGATCATCAGCCTGGCCGCAATCATCGTAATCGTTATCTTGGCGGGGATTAACCAATGATGCCGCGCAAGTTTACTGATGAGGTTATCGATCAAGCTGAATCAATGCGGGCAAAAGGCATGCGCTGGATTGTCATCGAGGCATGCCTTGGC